CTTCTACAGCTTCTTCGGTGTTCTCGTCTTCGTCTTCGTAGACTTCATCACGATACTTACCACGATACAAACTTTCGCTATTGATTGTTCCAAACGAATCGTTTGGTTTGTTGGCACGATGGCCCTTTGGTTTTGCCATTTTATTTACCTCACATGCGGGGCCACTTGGCTGTGGGTAGCCGCTCCGGTTACGTCAGGGCCGCGAACTCGCGGGTAGCTGACAAATTCCTATGGGAATTCTGGGGTACGATATTTAGTGTAGAAGTTATGTCCACCAATCGTATTAAACTCTTCTAGCAGAGGGTTGTCTGTAAAGAACCCTGCCCCTGCTGCTCCCGGTTTTGTATAGTACAAAACAGTGTCTGGAATAGAGGGGATATATTCTGCATCTGGGTCTTGCCCACTCAGAACATTTTCTGCTGCCGCGAACACTTTGTCTAAAGCGTCTGGCGCACGTCCTGATACAACTTCACGAAGACGTTTCTTAACGCTCGTGGGTTCTAAGCCGTCAAACTGAAACATCTTGCTGCCACTACCACGTGAACTGCGTTGCTTCAGGACAGCCTTGATGTCATTCACGTCGTCGAAGTCGGGGTCGTTTGTAGATGCTCTGTTTAAGATTACCTGCCCTACAGCTTGCATGCTTTCGAGCGGGTCTTTTGATGCAATCGTCTCTGTAAGGATGGTAAGAGCCATGGCACCCTTCTCATCAAGGCTATCAATCAAACGTTCTACGTCAGCCCGTTTAGGATTTTTCTTAGAGGCAAAAGCCTTGAACAAATCCATGGTTTCTGGGGGAACGTCCATACGCATGGACTCGTAGTCGCCTACATCTTCCACAGGACCTTCTTGGTCTATAAAGCCACCCCCAGCAGCACCCCGGCTTTGCTGACCGTTTTCTGCAATACGCTCTTGCGTTTCAGGCTTACCACGATTGTTGATTTTGTTGAGGCGGTCATAGCCAATGATTTTGGCTAGGTGCGGAGATACGACAACCTCACCACGAGAGATTGCGACATCTATTAGTTTAGCATCATTTCCTTGTTTGTCAAGGGTTAATCCACGGCGTACTGCTTCTTTGTTTGCGTCTGTCAACATTTTCTTAATGTCAGACTCTCCTGCGAACTCGACTGCAGCAGCGTTGATAACAAAGGCACCTTCCGGAAGACTCGTATCTACATTGTCTGCAACAGACTGTCCATCAGATACCTGACTAGGTGGGCGGTCAACAAAACCAGAAGCCATCTGAGGTGCACCACCCATTGCTAGGCCAACGCGACCACCTTGAGCCAAGCCGCCCATAGAACCGCCGCCGTAGCCATCCGGCGCAGAACCCGGACCACCGGGGCTAGAACCACCTGCAGCCCCAGATGAACCCGGACCACCGTCTCCACCACCACCGCCAAAACTAAATCCACCGCTAAAGCTAGACTCTTCACGAGGGTCGCCTGAGTACGTGGCTGTGTCAACCGACTCGTCGCCGTAATCACTCGCTACGTCTTTACTACCTTGAGTGATACCTTTTTCAATAGCAATGTTTTCTTTTAGGTTCCCACCTTCTTTGCGGCTTTTAGACAGGGCGTTACTTGCTTGAGAAACACTAATGCCGTTGTCTTCAGCCAAAGCCTCTAGGTCTTTCATCAAACCCATAGCAGACGTGCGACCATATGGGTCCATATAAGTACCACTTTGACTGTAATAACCACCGCTAGAAAGACCCGTGTACCCAGCCTCGTCCATGGTTGTTCCGGTTTCTTCAACCATATTGTATGTGCTCGGGAGAATACCTTTTGACAGAGCTTCAATATTCTTAACTTGCTGGTGTGTCATGTCCTGCATGTTGCCTGTGTATGTGCTCGAGCCGGGAGCACGGGTAATACCCAAGTTACCAAACAACCCGGCAAACCCCGTTTGAGTTGCGCCACTAGCAACAGCAGCATTAATAGCCGCCATGTCATTGTATTGCATGGTTGCAACTACGTCTGTAACTGCCCCTAGAATACCGCCGGGTCTCATGCTAGGCTGACCAAAAGCGTTTACAAAGCCTTTGCCCGTAAGAACGCCACCAAGACCAATACCCATCAAAGGGTTCATAGCAGTCATAACACCTGCCATAGCAGTAGGTGCTTTTTCTGCAACCTTTTCTTTTACATCTTCAAAACTCGATACGCCAAAGAAACCTTTTGCTGCATCGACATTCTGGTCTACTACGACACCTGCTTGTTTACCAAACTCAATCGCGCTAAAGTTTCCGCTCATGATAGGGTCTACAATGTTTTCTACAAAAGGAACACGGTCTTGTAGACCTGCAGCGTTTAAGGCATCTGAATACGTTGCATGCGGAGATGTGAAACTGCTAAGATTGGTATTTACCTCGGGTCCTTTGAACCCAAAGCTACCAATATCCATAGAATCATCACGTTCACCACCTGCACCGCTGCTAGGACCTGCGCTAGGTTGACGAAGTTCTGTAATCTTTTCTGGGTCGGTAGTCTCAATACCTGTCTGCTCTTCCAAGGTAGGAAGACCGAGGAACTGCCTGTAATAGTCTACAAAACCTTTACTGTAACCTTCTCTTGAAAGTTCAGAATCAGATTCCGTAATCCGGTCCTCGTTCGCCATCTTTTGTTCCCTTTATAAGTGCGTTGTGATTATTCTTCAAGTTGAGGAGCGTTTCCAGTAAAGCCGCTCTCCCCTGCAGTTGGCGCATTTCCGACTCCGATTGTGCCGTTACCAGACCCCGATGGGTCACTTCCTTCAGGTCTAGAAGGTACTCCTCCAGCCCCGCCCATGCCGCCGGGTTGTCCATCAGCGGCCCCAGCTTCTTGAGTTGCTCTTGCTTGTGCATCAGCCATCATCCCTTTCAACATTTCTGCATAGAGTTGTGCTTCGTTTACGTCATTTACGAGCAGGTCAGGGTCGATGTCCTGCGAGATAGCAAGTTCGCGCATCAGGTTTGGAATCTTGACGAACGGTGCTAACATTGGATTGGATACAGTTTGTAGCAAGGCTGTCAGACGTTGTGTGCGAACTTCCTTCTGCATAACTGCCGAAACACCCCGAGGTTTGATTTCGAGGTCGCCCACAATGTCCGGGCTTTCATCGTTGAACTGCATATTCCACTGGAAGTATGCTTCTCCCAAGGGCTTCAACAGCATGTCGTCGATGTTCTTGATAACGGTCTTCATCGACAAGCCAGCAGAACCCATCAACATAGACAAACCTGCTGCAGTACGACCTGTACCAGTTACACCTGTCTGACCATGTACGATAGATGGGATACCCGTCTCTTCATCGGCAAGCTGGCGGCTAATCTGATACATCTGCAGGTTTTCACCAGCAGTGTTTGGAAACTTCAAGCCGTTGATTGCTGTGCCAGTAACACCTGACTGACGACGGAAAATCTTACCGGGGAAGATGTCCATGTTTTGTCCCGGAACGAGACTGGCTTCATCTACGTCAAAGACTAAGTTGCCAGCAAGGGCTAGGTTGTCGATAGCCATACGAACGTGACCGTTCATCAGCTTCTGTGCGTCTTCCATGTTTTCCGCTACGCCAACACCCCACAATTGATATGGGTTGACTTCGTATGGGAATACCTGATACGGAAGGCGAGCAGGTGTGAACGGGTTCAAGACGCAGCGGATAACCATGTTACCACATACCCACACGTTTACCTGAACCTCGTCGAATTCAGACATGTCCTCTGCGCCTTCGAGACCAGCTTCTTTAGCCATCTTAGCGTCTAGGACACCCCAGTATTCCAAGACTTCGTAGCGGTTTTCTTGGTAGTATGCTTCAGTCTCATCTTCGCGGATGGTATCTTCGTAGTACTTGTCCTCGTAATTAGGACCTTTGGCTAGGCATTCCTGAATAGCCATTGCGTCAAAGTACGGACGCTTAATTAGACCGCGCAACTGCTGACGGTTCATGCGGTGACGTTCGATAACGTATTCACAGTCTTCGATGCTAGTAGCAGATGGGTCTGGGTGAAAATCCCATGTAGACACCATCTCAATGCGAGGTACAACCTTCTCATACGGGACGTATTCCCGTTCGCCGTCTTCACCACGTTCCCACTGATGGACACGCTTATTAAAGTTGAACGGACCTTTAACAATACCCGTGCCGAGCAAACATGCTTCAAACACGGACTTACGTAAAACGTTTACAGCGTTAGTATCTAAAAGCTGGTCGTGAATAACCTCTTCCATACGGCGGGCTGCTTCACGTGCAGGGCTAATCTGCGGTTCGCCCATACGGGCTTTTCCTTCAACCAGAGGAAGTTGTCCCAACTCCTGCTGCAACCCACCGAGAAAATCGGCAGGGTCGTTTGCTTGTGTAGCACCCGGCGGCAGTTCACGACCATCGCCCGGAAACCCAAACGGGTCTGCAGCTTGGTCGAGAGGAGTCTCCATGTGAGCAAACTCCGCAATGCCTTCTGGCTTGGGAGTAGACTCTACAGAGATTGGAAACTTCTTGTTTGCGAACAAGATGTCAATGATTTGACCGAACCCTGCAAGCACCTTGGTCTTTGTAATTCGCACGAACACCTTTGACTTTTCACTGTCACGGTATTGCGTGGTCGAATCGTAAACACCACGGAAGTTCTTGTAAGATTGCAGCCAACGCTGTTCATAGGCGTACCGACCATTCTCGGCATCCTCGAACTTGCTTTTGACATATCCGGCAAGCCCCGGCATAAACTCTTCGGGGTTTACAACGGCTACCTGCGTGTCATCCGCTGGTTGTAGGAAATTATCTTCAGACATATCTTAGTAATCGCGTTCTTCAGCCAGACGCATGATAGAACCGTCGACAGCAGTTTTGGTCTGCTTCTTTGGCATATCTTCGGTCAGAACACCCTGTGCAGTCTTGGTATCAAACTCAAGACCCTCACGATACAACTGGTCAGCACCCATCTGGTCATCCACTGAAGTAGTGCATGAGGCGTTGATGTACGCTGCGCCGTAATTGTAGTTGTTGTTCGGCATAGTAGTCTCCCACTTATCTAGATAAGAAGCCTTGGTCTTTATCGGCAGGGGCGGCTTCAGGTGCCCTGTCAATGTTTACGAACCCAGCATCTTGGGTTGCGATTCGTTCCATGTCACGAGCATCCGTACCACGACTTGCACCAATATTCGTGTCTTCTGTGGCGATACGCTCCATTTCCATTTTGTTAAGTTCCTCATCAGTGTACATAGTACCCGGAGCAACTTTAGTAGGGCTTAAAATCATCGGAATAGCGGCAGCAGGACCTGCAGCAAGCCCTAAAGCCCGCCCACCCAGTTCTGCAGCAGTTTCAGCAGCAAAAGCAGCGGGTTCTTCAATAATCTGTCGTGCAGTCTCTACACCCAAGACACCGAGAGCAAGTTTTCCGGTAGTCTTTGCCATTTTAGATGCTAAATCTTTAAGGTCTAATCCTTTTGATTTAGCTTTTTCTACGGCATCGTCAACCTCTGCACCAGCGGGGGCAGGTTGCTGCACTCCAGCAGGTTCAGAAGGTGCGGCTGGTCCGCCTTTTGGTTGAACAACGTCTACTTTTTGTGTAGGTTCAACGTACCTTGCTTCTACATCCCCAATCTTAATCGGAGCATCTTCAGGTTCAAAAATAGGAGATAAACTAGGTCCCGTAAAATCTGTTTTATACGATACCCGCTGTCCTGCAGGTGGTTTCATACGTTCGGGTAGTTCGTCGACTCGGGCTTCAAATAGCCACTGGTCAATCGTAAAAGGAACTTTAGTTGCTTCATCTCCGTAAAAACCTCTAGAAGCAGAGTAGTACTCTTTAAGTGCGCCGCCACCGCCTGTAGTAGCCCCTACAGCCCGTCCTTGTGCGGCCCCTACTCTGTTACCTTGTCCGGGAAACTCGTTCAAGGCTAATGTAACCCACATACGTCGTAAATCGTACGCTTCTTGAAGTGTATCTAGTTTTTTACTAGTTTGTTCATCGGTCATAATCCCGGGAACTTTAATTTGTTTGATGACCCGTGTCATCTCCCCTTTTCCTATAGAAGAGCCATCTGGGTTGACAAATAAATTACGGTCATCTGCAGGGCTTACAGCAAGTGCTTGCTGCATGATGTTATAAGTTCTTGGACCAATAGCAACGTTAAGGTTTTCATCCATTTTGACACCGGGAGTGTCAGTATCCAAGAAAAACCCCCACGATTTGCTCCGCTTTGTTGCACGACTTAATGCACTTGCAGGGGCATTCATAATTTCCCCCGGACGCAACCCCATGTGTGCTTGGGCTTCTAGGGCTTTCACAATACCTATGTCTTGAGGATTGTTTTTACCGTATTCGTCAAGTTTTTGGAGCCACTCACCCATAAGGCCGGGATTAAAAGAGTATCGACGGGCTTTTGCTTTTGGTTTATCTGGACGAACAACCCTGCTAGTAGCCAGCGGCATACCTTCAGGAAAAACCTCGTTTAAACCACCCGACCTTTCAAGCTGGTCTCGGATGTGAAATTCGATAGCACCAACTTTAGAGTATACATCTCGTCGGGCATTTACCTTGTCGTCTTTTTCAAATGCTTGAACAAGAGGGTTAGTTTCTTCATCTGCAAATGTGTTTGCAAAGTCAACAGCGGGTTTATCTAAATAATCTTTAAATATAGAGGCAAATTTTCCCTTGCCCATAAAGGTTGCTTTGAATTGTTCAGGACCTTTCGCAGCAGTAGACCTAGCAGCATGTGCCTCAACTATTTGACGCAGCGTTGCTGTGCGAGGGTCTAAGTTTTCTTGCAGAGGCTTGTATGTTGCGCCTTTTTGTAAACTACCTGCCATTTATCAGTAACCAAACGTGCTATCAAAAGGCTGGAAGGCTTGGTCTTTGATACCTTGCAGCGTTTTGTGTATTGAAGTGTATCCGCTAGTGCGGGTCATAACCATATATCGCAACGCATCGTAGGCATGGTCCTCTGCCTTTGTGTCTACGTCTTCGCTGTTGGTCTTGGAAAGTGGTATGCCAGATAACTGTGCGACAGTATGTTTACAAGTAGAGAATATACGGAGTCGTGGTTCGTTGGAGTATGGGTCGTCGGCAAGCCGCCTATGTACTTCCATTTTTCCTTGGAGACGGTTGCGGTCCGATGGAATCCAACGTACCCCAGACCTCATCATCGTTTCCGCGATAGAAGGTCCCATTCCCGTTTTATTCCAACATGAGGCATCTAAGACCGTGTAATGTGGTTCAGGGTCTAACTCCTCACATTCTAATATTTTATCAGCCAGTTGCTCGGCTGTCAAGTGTTTTACGTAAAGTTCTCTGTAGACCCAGATATTATTATCCCAGTCGATTGCACCCCACAGGACACAAGACGGGGAAGAGTAGCCGTAATCGGCTGCACGGATGCGAGGCCAGTTCGTGGGAATGTCCCAAGGCTCGACAACATGACGTATTCTTGAAAACTCGGGGAAGGCCGCTCCCTCCGCCACGTCCCAATCACCTTCGAGAAGCCGTCTACGCTCGACTTCGGGGAGCGACCTCAACATGGCCTCGTATTGACCATCTGCCATGAGGTAGGGATTGTCGGTCAGTCTCGCGGGAACAAATTTGCGATAGAACAGAGGCTGACCTGCTTTCGCGTGACCTTCGGGCCACAGAAACGCTTTACCCGTCTCCGGGTCAGACGCAGGAAACGGTTTATTCTCTTCGTGGGGGTCGATGTACATCTTCTTAACCCACCAGCCACCAACGCCGCCGGGGTTCGCAGTACATCGCATATTGAGGTTCTTTTGTAATTCGGGGTCAGTTGAGCGGAGACGTGACCGTAGATAATCCCAAACATAGCTACTCGGATATTGTGTGATTTCGTCAACACCTATCCAGTTGAAAGCCTGACCTTGGAAACGTGTCACGTCCTTGTCTCGGTCTAGGTAGGTGAACCACATGGTCGCCCCAGAGGGGAAGTGCCACGTGGACTTTGATTCTCTGAAGTGTGCTCCCGGGAACGCCTTGGGGTAGAGCTGCTTCGACTTGTCAATAAGTTCGGTCAGTTCGTCTAAGGTGCGGCGTAGTAGGAGTCCACGATGATTAGGATTGTGACAATAACGAAGAGGGTCAGCCAAGAGAGCAAAAGACTTACCACCACCAGCAGCTCCACCGTAGAGAACGTCTTGTTCGGGTGCAGAGAGAAATTCTGTCTGAGGACCTTCATTCGGTTTGAAAATGACTGGGGTATCATCGATGAGTTCCGATACGGCGGGTGGTAGGGTCTCTAAGTCTCCTTGGTCTACAACACGAGTCTTGTTGCCATTGAGGGCTTTTTCTACCTTGGCAGCAGCCGTCTTTAGCTTCTTGACCTTTTGTCGTTTGGCCTGTACTTTCTGTTCTTGGGTCTTTGCAGACCGCTTGGCATTCTTTAGCTTTGCCTGAACGCTACGGCGAGCACGCTCTTGGGCAGAGGTGCGATAGGGTGCCGTAGGTGCACCGGGAGCCTTCTTGGGTCGTCCACGGCCTCGTGGCTTGCCTTCAGGCTGGGGTGTTGGGGGTACTAGCTGACGCTTACGAGGCACGACTACTTCTCGGCACTTCCGCCAGCCTTGCGACCTCGATGTACCATGCCGCCATGTGCTTTTCCTTCAGACGGGGCTACTCGAGGCTTTGGCTTTGGTACATTTATTCCAAGCTCTGTGCTATAGCCTTTCGATTCTCCCGGAAAATCTAGGTCTGTTTTATAATCGTTTGCTTCAGCCCTACGTTTATCCATCACCTTTTTTGAAGAGCGGAAAACAGGCTGCTTTACTGGTTTATATGTTTCTGAATCAAATTCACGAAGACGGACACTACTATTAACAACGTTGTTCCGAGATTTATTTTTTGGTACAGCGGCGATGTTTTGATTATCAACAATGCTTTCGTAAATGCGACGTTGTTTAGGGGACAAGTCCTTTACTTCTGCTTTTGTAATCTTACGAAATCCCTCGTTAAATTTTGCACGAAACTTATCGTATTCATCTAGTTTAGCCATGTCCTCAACCCTTTTCAGAACTGCCTGAAGCCTTGCGACCTCGATGTACCATGCCACCTTTGTTGAATCCTTGAGGCATTTGCTTTTTCTGCTCGAACGCATACTTATCTTTCGTGTAACTGTTTTTTCCAACTACCTTACCTTCGTCGTAGGGACCTGATGCGACACCTAACATGCTCAAGCCTCTTTTGCGAATTGCTTCATCTGAATACATCTTGTCGTATCTTTCAGAATCTTTCATAGTATCCTGAACAGCTTTAGTTACCGCCAGTCTATTTTTCTGTTTCATGTCCAGTCTATCGAACTGAGGAAAAAACTTCTTAATCTTCGGACCGTATTCTTTAATACGTTCTGAAGCAGTCTGTGATTTTTCAATCTGTTCTCGAGATGGGGCTTTTGACTTAGGGTTAGCCATCGATAATTACCTCTTTCTTCGGGGGCAAGAGAACCACGCCGTGAACTGCCTGTACATTGTGGTTCATTGTCTCTTGTTTGCCTAAACCTACGCGATTTAGGATAGCTTCTGCAGCTCGCATACGCAATTCATCAGCTCTTTCGATTTCATTGCTGTCAACTAGGCTAACAATCTTGTTCGCGGCCTTCAAGGACTGTCCTGCGAGCATGGTTCGGGTACGTTCTACGATTTCATCCGCCAACCTATCCTTCAACCACGCTACTGAGCCTTTAGAATAGCCAGCAGCCTCGGCAGCAGCAGGTAAGTTGCCGCCATTTTCAAACAAAACAGTCAAGAACTGCTCTTGTTTGTCAGTTAGGGTAGTTTTTTTAGGTCCTGATTGTTGTAATAGGTTCATTATACACCAGTCTTTCTTTCACAACGGTAATATACCTGATAAGGGGGAAGAAATAAGCCGGGAACAATCTCCAACATCTCCTCAACACGCCCTATACACTGCATTTCGGTGTGATAAGGGCCTAACGTGTCGTCGAATACGGCGCATTGGTCGTCTTTGAAGGTGGGATTCCCAGCAACTAGCGAACAAACCATGAGGGATGCCGCGAACATGGGGGTTTTTTCCTTTTCTAACATGGTAGTATAGGGCTAGTTTCCTACCCTGTCAACCCCGGCAACCTGAAAAAATAAAATTAGCAGGGCTATTTCTGAGAAAATTGTTGACAAATCGGCAGGGGGGTGTATACTCGGGGCTATACCCCGCCGGGCTATACCCTATACCCCCCTCGCGGTTCCCCTTGTAGGGTCTTACCTTACACGTTGCCGGGACAGGCTGCCGGGAATCCCATATTGATAACCTAAACAATCAAAAAATATGTCGGGATTGCATAGCAAATGGCAGGGGGGGCGGGTGTCCCTCGCGTACGCCCGCACAAGCATATATTTATTTTGTCGTTACACCTCACCGAAGCGTTAACCACCCCGACAACCTAGCACGACAACCCACGCCAGCAACCTAGCAGGGAAACACGCCCGCACCCGCGCACGTGCACGTTTTGTCATTTGTCATATGGTAAACCCGTGGGGCATTCCCTTAAGTTCTTCTATACATAACAACCAAGGGATAGACGGCACGGATAAAACCCAAGGATTACAGCCACAAGGCGACATATATTCAAGACTGGGGACAAAAAAGAACCCCGCCACAATGGACGGGGCTAAGTTTAGGGAGGATAGGTTGCTGGGATTATCGTTTAAAGTATGATGAACGATAACACCACAAGGACGGATAAAAGGCTCATTCTACCTCTTCAAAGCGATTAAGCCCGCCTTCCATCTCGGCATAAGTTCGCGCCGCCTCGACTACTGCGGGCATAAACATGGACGCCTTCCTGAGATTCTCGCGGTCAAGTTGCGCGATTGATACATGGAGCGAGTGCAAAGCGGACGCAAGCGACATTGTGCGGGTATCTGCAAAGCCCATATTTTTAAGTTCTTTATCGGTTTTAAACATCGGTTTATTTCCTTTCAAGGTTGCTAGGACGGGACACCATCGCCCCGCCCCATTGTTATATTACGCCACGCGATATTTAGCAAGGGGCTTTCCGCCACGGACGGTTTCGACATGAACCCCCGCCTTTCTCAAGTGCATCAACCGCCACCGTGCCGCATCCAAGGATATATCCAGTTCGCGGGCAATGGTCTTAATAGTGATGCCATGGCTTCGGCTCTTGAGCATCTGGTAAAGTTCCCGCAAGGCTGGGGTTAGTTGTACCTTGCGCCAATCATAGGATTGAGCAACACCGAATCCGCCAAGGTTTGGCGCGGCTGGCTCGCTGGGCTTATCCAGTTCTTTCTCGATACGGTCACAGATAGCGGACAAGGTTTTGATTTGCCCCCGTGCAATCTCGACAAATTCGCGGATGGTTTTTTCGTTTTGGTACTGCATGATTTGTTCCTTTCACTATGCAATAAAGACGGCATAAACAATAAGACACAATAGAACCACCGTCACAGTCCTATAGATAACGTACAAGGATTCCATTTAAGCCGCAACCCCCGCACATTCCCACGCTGGGGACTCAATAACAGAACGGACGGCATCCGAACGGATACGCCTAACATTATGCAACACTGCGGTTTTCTTTCCCGTCTGGCGGGTCTTCCCATCTTCATCTTCCCAAGTTGCATCAACGTGAGTTGACCAGTGGGTGAGGGCATTATATCCCGCCCATTTGGTCGCACCAAGTTCTGGGAGTTCTTCACGGTAGCGGTGGATAAGATAATTTAATTTGGTCTCATTCACGGCTGAACCCTGCCCGTTTTCCTGAGCCGCCCCTGCTTTTTTGCAGATTGTATCGGCAAGGATTGACGCGAATTGCTGTTCTGATAAAGGGCTGGCCTTCCAGTTTCGCATCAATTCAACCTGACCATCCCACATAGACAAGCCCATAGCCGCCTTACCGATAATCGCTTCTGGTGACAGGTTGCGGGTATGCTTTCTTTTCTGGTGGTACGCCTTCACCCCGCCAAATACCTGAGTATTACGGCAAAGGTCGCGATAAGCCCCGGAAAATACTTGAAACGCCCAAGACATATCCACCGAATTAAAGACATCCATACGACACCGGACAACATCATCCGAACGCCCCACATCCGCCTTCAAATCATGGAAATATATAGTTCTATGCGCTTTCAATCCGCCATCATAAAGCCTATCACAAACCTCGACATTGCCCCCCGCTGGTAGGTCGGACGAATAAAGCATATCCGCCTGAGTTGCGAAAAGCACATCATGGGGCACAAGGTTGTAAGATTTACCTACGGGACGGGTGTTGAGTATTTCGCCCATCGCTTCATTATAAAGTGCCTGATATTCATAGACAGGCTCGGAACGGATTATATTGCTTTCTAACCCGTCAATAATCTGGGGAACATCTGCGGCAATCGGAACACGCCTAATCTTGGCATACTTACTAAATAGGCTAGTATCCCCAATATCATGATGGACTGACCAAACGGCATCCCCCTTGGCCTTGGCCTTTTCTGCGGCAAGCCCGCCAGTTGTAATTACGTCTAACATGGTTAAAAACCTTTCTCTTTCGTTTCGTTGCGCTGGGCATGATTGCCCCGCCCCTATTTTGTACCACAAAAAAAAGCGGGATGAAACCCCGCCTTTTAATTTATTTAAAAAAGTTGGGGACAGCCCCACGGCTCGCCGCCCCCGTCGATTTTGCCGCCCCCGAAGGTGAAAGGAAAAAACCCCCTGAACAGGACACAAAACCCCCAAACAATGCCACGGAAAAAGTTAGCGTGGCCTTTTTGTCATCCTAATGGGTCATAAACAAAACCTGTTTATCTGGTGCTGACCAGCAAAGCGCACAGTTGGCACAGTTCGCCGCCGCTCCCGTTTGTTCGGGACAGATAAAGGATTTGCCCGCGACGGGTTGCTGGCGTTCGGTGCTGTTGGCTGAAAAGTCATAATCCAAATCGTTGCTAAACCGCACGGAAAACCTAGCCCCGAAACGCTGGCGGGTTTTCTCGATACGCTGGCCTATATCGCTCTCTTTTGTTCTGCCCGTGTATCCCCAAACGGCTAGGTTATCATATTCACTCAACCACCACGCCCAAAGATTGACATATCCTTTTGAATAAAAATCGCCCAAGACATGAAGGCGGACAATCACCCCGCGATAGGTCGCGCACAGTTCCGCCAGTTCTTCATTTAGTTTTTGTTCTAGGGCTTGCCCGTGTTCTATTCTATGGGCAAAGGCCATATTATTACCATAGCAATCATCCCAATGATAGCAATCACGGGGACACGTTGCCCGCTCTTCAAGGGTAAGAGTAAAGATTACATAACCTTTAAACTGGCCTTTCTTTACTACAGGCAATCCGCCTTTATCTGCAATCTTAGCATTGCGGGAAATTTTCAAAACGCCCGTTTTTATATCTGCAATACTGCGACGGGCTTTTGGGTACATGGTCACGGGTGGCTTATTTATATCTGCTTTTTTCATCGGTTTAAGTTTCCTTTCATGGTTGCGTTAATTAACCATTACGGGAAACACCGTCACCCGTCAAGACGGAAAGATAAGTTTTTTATGCCGCGCATCCCTTTTGATGCCGCCTTCAGGTTGTCTAATTCCTGCTTATCTTTTGCAACCAAAACCATCCTGAGCGTTCCCTTAGTATGGTCACGGGCGGCTTCTATTCTGCGTTTAGCGTTTGTCAATTTGTCAGGCATTTGTCTTGTCTTTGTCGCGCATTTGTCAGGGCTTCTTTTAGCGTGGCTAATTTGTCAGGCGTTTGTCCTTCCCATTCGGCATCGTCTAAAAGTTTGCGTAATCTTTTTGTCTCGGCTT